TGCTGTTCTAAATCCTGTTCAAATAGACTTAACCCAAGGCTCCCTCAACTTCGCCAAAGTAAAGTCAATTAGATATATAGGCAAGCAAGATGTTTACAACATGGAAGTCCAGGACCACCATAACTTTAGTGTTAATGGTGGTCTTGTTGTTCACAATTCGATAGATGCTGCCAGGTATGGGCTAGAAGATGATATGAAGCACAGTAAGATAGAATTCCTTAAATAAGGCGGTGGTTACATGATTATTACTGAAGATAAACTGATAGCATTAAAACTCCAGGCAGAGAGTACTAATGCCCCAGAATACATACTAAAAAAACTTATCGAAGCACACGACACCACAGAGATGGAGCGGGGCACAAGGTATTATCACAATAAAAACGATATAAAGAATAGAGTAATGTACTATTACGATGCAAACGGGAACAGGCAGATAGACCATGAAGCAATCAACCACCGCATACCGCACAACTGGCATAAACTACTCGTGGACCAGAAAGTAAGTTACCTACTCGGTAAGCCGGTGGTGATTGATGCCGACCCGGACGAATACGCAAGACTGCTTAATGATTGGCTGGATGAAGAGTTTGACGATAAACTACAGGAGATAGGCAAGAACGCCAGCAACAAAGGCGTGGAATACCTACACCCGTATATCAACCCGGAGGGTGAGTTTAAGTTTGTTATCATACCTGCCGAACAGTGTATACCCATTTATGATACCGATTACCAGGAGGAAATAGTTGAATTTATAAGATTTTACCCGGTATGGGTGAACGATAAGGAGCGTATCCGTGCGGAATGGTGGACACCGCAGATAGTGACATATTATATACAGCAGGATAACGGACTATTCGAGCTTGAGATGGAAGAAGGTAAAGCCAACCCCGACAGTCATTTTTATTATGGCAATAATGGCTATGGATGGGGAAAGGTCCCGTTTATCGAGTTTAAAAATAACGAGGAAAAAGAAAGCGACCTGCAATATTACCGTGAAATCATAGACATATACGATTTGGTTGTATCCGACCTTGCTAATGATTTAGCCAGCCTGCAAAAACTGATATATGTGCTGAAAGGCTATGAAGGCACGAGCATGAAAGAGTTTGTAGACAACTTACGTTTCTTCCGCAGCGTGAAGGTATCCGGTGATGACGGTTCGGGCGTGGATATATTGCAAGCAGATATTCCGGTGGCGGCGATAGATACATTCCTTGACCGGGAGGAAGAAAACATATTCCTGTTCGGGCAGGGCGTGAATATTAAGACTGATAAGTTTGGCAGCTCACCATCGGGCATAGCTTTAAAATTCCTGTTCCACCTTTTGGACCTAAAATCAAACATAATGGCCCGCAAATTTGCATTTGCGATTAAGAAATTTTGCTGGTTTTTAACCGAGTACCTTGCGTTATCGGGCGAATATACAGCCCCGGCTCATGCAATAGACACTGTGAAAGTTACGTTCACAAAGTCAATGCTGACCAACGAACTTGAACTAACGCAAATGGCCCTGCAAAGCAAAGGCGTTATCAGTGACGAAACAATAATCGCAAACCATCCGTGGGTAGACAACGTACAGGACGAAAAAGATAAGATGGCCGAGGAACAGGAAGCCAGAGTTGACCTTGACGATGTAGGTGATGGTGATGCAGAATAGACTTAAAGCGGCAGACAAAGCGGTTGAAAAATTAGCCGCTTCATACGAAAAGCAACTGCTCCGGGCATACCGTGACAGTCTTAATGAAATCCGTGCAAAAGTGGCTAGAATGTATGAGAAGTATGCCAAAGACGGGGTATTGCTATTAGAGGACGTAAACAGGTATAATAGACTTAGAAACCTTGAAAAAGAAATTGCCGGGATTATATCCAAGCTCACCGGCAAGGAAGTTAGAACTACAACCAAAGCCCTGAAAGATACTTACCAGGAGCAGTATTATCGCACTGCCTTTGCCATGGAAAAGGAAGTATCGGCAAAACTGGGGTTTGGACTATTGAACGAGAAAACCATTGAGAGGGCGGTGCAAAACCCGCTAGACCGTATCGGCTGGCCTGCACGAACGAGGGAGAACGCCAAACTACTAAACCGGCAGCTGCGGGAACAAATAACACGGGGGCTTATACAGGGTAAATCATACCCGGACATGGCACGGGACATCAAGGAGAGAATGAATATAGGCGCAACCAAAGCACAAAGGATTATCCAGACCGAATGCCACCGGGTGCAAACGCAGGGGAGATTAGACAGCATTAAGACCGCCGAAGCTGCAGGGCTTAAAACCCGGCGTGTGTGGGTGAGTACACTAGACGGACGCACCAGGGACACACACCAACAGATGGACGGCGTGTATGCGGATGATGACGGAATATTCCGCCTGCCGAGCGGCGCTTGGGGGGAAGGACCTGGACTAACAGGCGACCCCGCCGAGGACATCAATTGCAGATGTACGGTTCGGCTAGAAATAGAGGGCTTTAAACCTGATAGCAGACTAGCCAGAACGGCCGGCGGCGACAATGAGATTATTTCGTACAAAACATACAACGAATGGAAAAAGGGCAGGCTATAAGACATATAATATAAAGGGGTGATGCCTTGAAAATAGACTTATCGGACATGAAGCTTGTCAAAGACCTCATGCTGCTAATAAGACGAATATATAAGCATGAGCAGACACCACCGATATTGCAGACTTATATCAAGTTTGAGATGAACAAATACCTGGGCACACACTACGACATAAAGGCATTTTTGGAAGGCATAGACGAATAGTTAATCTTGGCACTCTTAACAGGGTGCTATTTTTATGCCATTTTCTAAGGAGGTAGTTATGGAAATACCAAAAACAATTAAGATAGGTGGTTACACAGTCGAGGTAAAATTCGCAAGTAACATGATGACGGACAGGCGCAATATGGGAGAATACCACCCAAGAACACAGACCATAAAAATAGACAGCGATTGCTCAAAACAGCAAAGCGAGGAAACACTGATACATGAACTTTTAGAGGCCATAACGTCAATTTACGACATTGCCATTGAACATAAAGACTTATCTAACCTAGCAACCGTGTTACACCAAGTTATAAAGGACAACCCTCAAATGTTTATGGCCTAACGGTCCTATTTTTATGCCGTCTTTTTGGTATTGCAGACGTAAAAGAACAAGACAGTCATGGGCACTACCATGTAAAAAAGTGTAACTGAAAGGAGAATTAATCATGGATAAACTGAAAGAACTTTTAGGCGAAGAATTGTTTAACCAGGTCAAGGAAAAGATTGGGGATGTAAAAATAATGATTGATGACGGGAACTTCATCCCGAAAGCCCGCTTTGACCAGGTGAACGAGGAAAAGAAGGAACTCAAAGAGATGCTCAAAGAGCGTGACAAACAGCTTGAGGACATAAAGAAAAAAGCCAAAGACAGCGAGGACTTAACGGCCCAAATAAAAGAATTGCAGGACCTAAACCAAAAGACTGTTACCGAGTATGAAGCAAAACTTGCCAAACAGTCTTTTAATTTCGCACTTGAACAGGCCCTTGCAAAAGACGGGGCTAACCCGGTGAAGGCCGTAAAAGCCCTGCTTGACCTTGACAAGATTAAGCAGGACGGGGAAACCTTGATAGGGTATGACGAGCAGATTAAGACATTGAAAGAAACGTATGGTCATTTGTTCGGCGCAACCCTGAAAGGCAGGGACCCCAACCCAACTAATACGCCGCCAACGGTAAAAAATCCGTGGAGTAAAGAGCATTTTAACCTTACAAAACAGATGGAAATAATGAAAACTGACCCCAAGCGAGCGGAGCAGTTAAAGAAGGCGGCGACAGAATAAAAAAGGAGTGATTAATATGGCTATAACAAGGCTTAGCGACGTAATTCAACCGGAAGTGTTTACAGATTACGTGGTCCAAAGAACAATGGAACTATCTGCACTGATACAGAGCGGTATAGCTGAAAATAACGCAGAGTTTGACGCACTTGCAAGTGCGCCTAATAAACTGATACACATGCCGTACTGGAATGACTTGCAGGGCGATGATGAAGTTATGCTGGACAGCGGCGATGCAACCCCCGGCAAAATCACCGCCGGCGAGGACGTTGCTCGTAAGCTCGGGAGAGTAAAAGCATTTGGCGCAAACGGGCTGTCGGCTTACCTGTCCGGTGATGACCCGATGGCGGCTATCGGTGATAGACTAGCAGCCTATTGGGCGAGAGTTTATCAAAAGATACTCATTTCTACTCTCGAAGGTGCGTTTGCTAGTACCAGCGGCAACCCGAGCATGGCAGATAAGGTGCTCGACATAACCCGTCCCGACACGGACGACCCACTGCTTAGTGGTGAGACTTTCCTTGATGCGCTGCAGCTTATGGGAGACGCTAAAGACCTCTTAACTGGCGTTATGATGCACTCGGCGGTTGAGACTTATCTTGCCAAAAGAAATCTCATAGAGTATGTACAGGAATCGGAGCAGAACCCGAGGGTTCCGTACTTTATGAACAAACGGGTAATTGTGGATGATGGCATGATATATGATGGGACTAACAAGGAAGGCGTTATGTATCTGTTTGGCTCCGGTGCTATAGCATGGGGTAACGGAACTCACCCGAATATACTTCAGACCGAACTCGTAAGAAACGGAATGTCGTATTCCGGCGAAGATGTACTTATGAGTAGGCGTATTGCGATACTGCACCCCAGGGGCGTTAAGTGGCTCGAGGCGAACCTGAGGAAAGACCCGTCACAGCCGGACGACCCCACAACTAACCCGACCCTACCGTTCCCGAACAATGCAGCCCTCGAAGTTGGCGCCAACTGGCAGCTTGAATACGAACCCAAAGCAGTCAGGATTGTTAAGTTTGTATTCAGTGTAGACGACAGCAAAACTGGAATAACAGGAGGGGCCTAAAGCCCCTCTCCTTTTAAGGAGGGATTATATTGAGTGACCAGACTGTAACCTTGAAGAGCGTATTGGATTATATTGATGCAAGGATTGAGACCCTTGCAGGCGATAAGCCTTATGTAGCAAGCAGAGCAGAAGAACTCAATAAAACAAAAGCATATTTTGCAGGGCTTATTAAGTACACTGCGACCTTTGCGGAAGCTAACGAACTATCGGGTGTTGCGATACAAGTTTATTCCGATGCCGGACACAATGACGCAGTAGGCGACCCTCTGACAACAGATGCAAGCGGCAAAGCGACAATCGACCTTGTAAGCGGCACATATTACTTCGTTGCCACCATAGACGATTACGAGGATTACGAAGGCGAGTTTGTTGTAGACCATGATGACGCAGATATAGACTTTGAAATGGTGGAGGTTGTAGATAAATGATGGACGCTGATTATGCGAGAAGGCTAGAAAACTTCCGCAACAGAAAGCGGGTGAGAAGTGATGAGAGGCAGAGTGAAACCCGGCCCGCCGAAGGACAGGCGCTTGAAGAGAAATCGTTCAAAGAACTCCGGGCCGAAGCCAAAGAAAAAGGTATCGAAGGGTATGCAAAGATGAAAAAAGCAGAACTGATAGAAGCCCTGAAGGGGTGATGATATGATTATATCCCTTGAAAAACTAAAGGCAATCCTGGGCATAACCGGCGAGGACCAGGACGATAAACTTACCGCCCTTATCGAACTTGCCGAGAGCGATTATCTTGCCATCCGCAACCGGCCCTTTGACATAGTAGACGGCCAAACCGTGTACCCTGACGGTGCGGAAGCGACCGCCCTGGAAATGATTAAGTATCATTTATCCGACCGTGAAGTAGGCGTAATATCCGAAACTGTGTCCCGCCGTTCCGTTACCTATGAACAAGCTATGAACGGATACCCCCGGCCCATTACCAAACGAATAAAAAGGTATTTAAGCTTTGATTAAGCATCCGGTAAAAATCCAGCGACTGACTATCAAGGATAACGGCATGGGCGGGGTAACGGAGGAATGGAAC